CTTCGATTATCACCGTTTGTTATGGATACACATACAACGCAAAGCCAAAGTGCACTTAACGGTTCTTCTGATCGCGCCACCGAAATGAAGAAAAGTTATAAAACTGTTCACCCTGCAACTGGGCGTCAGTCGCGAAGACGACGCTCTCGTAAACCAAATAATAATAATAATAAAAATAATAATAATAATGACCCGCCCGTGAACAATTCCGACTCAGAAGAGTCGATGCCCCTTGGAGACCCAGACTTCGAAAAGACCCCGAAAGAGGACAGAAGTTATAGGGTAATTTTACAACCAAGGGAAGTCCTTGAATTAGGCCCTCATGAAACAAAGACGTCTCTCTTAGAGAGAGTTCAGCATTTACCTATAAATGTTGATCGCCTCGTTCATTCAGGTTCCTTTATCCCCACTGTTAATTTTCCAATCGAAATGATTCGAAAACTTGGCTTACACCCTTCTCGAGTAGTACATTATCCTGGACCGGATCCGCTCATTGAAGGTGTGAAGTACCAGTTGGACAATCATGGTATTAGAGATTACTTTGTTTCGTATGCTGTCTCTGGACCATATGGAACTACTTATAATGGAGTCTGGAAAATTCAAGGTCGTTCAGTCCTCGTAAAAATAGGTAATATTGTGCTCACTCACCCACTTTTCGACCCTGAACAACACGCGATAATTGCTCTTGTAGATACTTATCGTCTAAACCCGTACCAAGCGCCTTTAATAGTCTTTATGCGTAAGACGTTGGCCGGACAAGCTTTGGCTGTAGTTCCACCTACGCCAATCGGTCTGGTCAAAGCAGCGTCTATTAAAAATATACGTTTGTTACCAGGGTTCGATAAGCATTTTCACAATTTAATAGAGAGGTTGGATGAAGGCCAACCCGCATTCTTTTCTACTGAACTCGATTACGAATTGCGGAATGTGCTCTATCTCCGGGGTATTACTGATTATTCACTTAATACTCTGTCTGCTAATTGTGCGAAGATTATCGATAAGCTAGACTTAGCTCGTGTTGTAGCCGAAGGTTGTTGGTTAGATGTGGAACTAGATATTATACCTTTGACCTATTATTACACCTATTGTCATCATGGAATTGTTTCTAATCAAATTCATGATGGTTATAGTGATATTGTGGAGGAAGTAAAATTATTTGAAGCTTCAAAAGAAGATCCTCCTATGTACGACTGGAAATTTTTTGCCCGCTTCCTGTTCTATTTTATATTTTCAGGAATGTGTGCTTGTTCATTGATACCGCTTGCGTATTTATGGTTCGTTATTCCGTTATTGTTCGGTACGAGCTATTTTGCTGCGAGCAGATGGATGGGGTCCATAGGTACACTTTTTCAACCAAATAGACGGCCTTATATGGCGTTTTTTGAGTTGAATCGTCAAACTACTTGGTGGTGGTTACTTGTTACCACGTTGGTGGAACATTGGCTTATCACTAAATTCTTTGGTTTGAGCTATGGATTTGTTGAATTCCTTTTTCGTTGTTGGTTTTTTAGGGAATTTGACTTTGTATGGATTATACCTTTGATAGGTTATTTGATTTTCTATCGGGTAGGTCCTCTGTTTGGCCTCATTTTACACGTCTGGTACAACTTTATTGTTTGGGCTTGTGACACGCGTAAAATAGATTTATTTGCTAATAATTTTATGAATTATTACTCACAGTATTGGACCGATCACGGTCTAATTTACAGTGTAAGTTCACAAGTTAATGTAACGCTCTTCGACCCTAAATTGGCGCCGATTCGTTGCGCAGAAGGTTTAGCCGATCCACCTGTTAATAATTTGCTGTTCAGCCCTTTCGTTGAGTCGTTTTGGGTTAATGAATTTGCAAAACCAAAAATCGGTTATTATGCCCTTGTTCCCACAAGTGTCCCCGGCTACGTTTTTTCCGGTAGCCGGTGGAACCGTTATCTAGCTTTTGCTACTCGTGCTTGTCGTACTCCATTGTTAATGAAAGATAAGAGTAAAGCTGCTTGGGAGGATGAGTTGTTTGCTAACTTTCGGCGATACTTGGTAAATGCCATTGTATACAAGCCCGATTGTTATAAACCTCAACTCCAAGAAAAGTTTTTGCTACATTTTTCAGGTAACAAACGACAAATGTATGAAAGAGCTATGGCTGATAACAAAATCTCAATGGTTACTCCGGATAGCCATACTGTCAACAAAAGTCAGTTTTTTCATAAACGTGATGAGTTGTTAGTAAAATTATCCGATCCACCCACTCTTAAACCTCGTATTATTAATAACATTGATGTTCATGTTCAGTGTGCACTCGGACCTTATATTGATGAACTTTCTAAAGGTATCAAATATGGTCTAGAAGTTTGGCAAACTGAACCATTCGTGTTAGGTCGGTGGAAGTTGAGATTTTACTGGGGAGCTGGTCGCACCGACAAAGAGTTGTCTGCCTGGTACAATGGAGTTCTGGAACATCTTCGTGAGAATGATGTTTATATCATTGCAGCTGGGGATGACTGTTTAGTGTTTGTGCAGATCGGTCATCGCGTCTATGTTATAGAAGGCGATGCATCAGCGTTTGATCAGACGGAAGGCTATGGTCCTTTACATCATCAAATTTTATTGATGATTATGTTAGGCTTTCCTTCAGATCTTGCTAATATTTTATGGAAGACTTTCCATTCAACTATTAGTACCGTTATGGATGGGTTTCGACTTCGATTTGTTCGGCGAGACCATCCTACTCGTAACACTGGTGGACCAGATACTACTTTTGGTAACACGTGCATTATGTTTTCAGCCTGGGCTTATGTCTTTCGATACCTTAGTTCTTTTGACGACCTCGAGAAATTATTTGCTCGGATCGGTATTGAAATGAAAATTAAACTTTATGTTTATACCTGGGCTGAATTACTTACTACTGGGACACCTGCTTCTTTTTTGAAGGGGTTGTTCTATCCTGCGGTTGATGGCAGTTTTCAATGGGGACCTGCACCTAGCCGTATTCTAAAATTAGGTAAAAGTTTTAAAGACCCTCGGATCATCTATAAACAAAAATATTGTCCTAAACCCTCATTCTATGATGCGTCAGCGCAATTTATGCACGACGTGTGTTATGGTTTGCTTGGGTTCAACAATTGCCGCCTTGTTGAAAATTATCTTCGACGGTTCATTGATCCTTCCCGTTCTTTTTTGATAAACCATTTGGAATCTTATAAAACGCAATTAGCTGGCCTTAAGATACCATTAGACGATAAGAAGTGCACACAACTTATTTGTCTCAGATACT